TACCAGATCAGTTCAGTGTCGTCGGGCGCTGTGTCCCCGATATGCACGTTCCCGGCAATCACGACTGTCCCGCCGGAGCCGCCTATGCCGCCGGGTTCCCACGGGCCGCCTGAGGTGTCGAACCACAATGCGCCAACCGGCTGCGACTGCGGCATGACTTCGGAGACGATGGGGAGGCCGGCCAGTATAGCGCCATGCTGCTCAATTTGCTTAAAATTAAAATCAACATCCCGTATGTCAGCCGGCCCGGTGAATGGTAGATCCTTAAAGCCGAATCTGTCGTTCATTTTTACTGACCCCTTTCCTCGCCGTAATAAACGTGTTCCCATGTCTCGTAGTTATTGAACACATCCTCCCATGTATCCCAGTCCTCAAATAACCCCCGCCATGTGTATATAAACAAATGGAGAGACCAGCGCATATTGGCCGGCATAATAGTTTCGAGGATATGCTGCATTTCATTAAGCCAAAGCCTGCCGGGGCGCATGGACATTATGTAGAGCCAGTAGTCGTTTGTGTCAAGCAGGTAATCCCAGCTTTCGCTCCCCATTATGGCGTCCATAAAAATATGCAGCCTCCGCTCAGTGTACGGCAGGGAGTTTGAAAGCCGTATAATAAGGCGGGCTCGCCTGAACTCCATATTCTCGGTCGCCGGGCTAGGGATTATACCCAATATCGTTTCCCATAGGGCTATGCCATCAGCTTCGGCTGTTGATGGTTTTGCGTTCCTGAATGCCAGCAGGGCTTCCGCAAACATTGCGTCAAGTTCCGGTTGCACAGCGGCGGCAATCTCGTCGGACTCCTGATTTTTCACGTACAGTGCACGGTTTATGTGGCTTTTATACAACTGTAAGCTCCACCTTTCCTAATACGGGGACTTGCTGCAAGTCCACGGTCTGAGGTATCGATACGTATGCGGAATCACCGTTCAAAGCAACGTCGCTGACATTCTCAATACCCTGCACACCGTGCATGGCTGTTATTACCCGAGAGGTGAAAACCCGCAAATTATCCGAATCTGCCCAAGCCTCCCTGACTTCCGCGATATAATCGTCTATAGCCTCTTCGACAGGGCCTTGTACCTGCGTCACGGTAAACCCCGGCCTTATATAAAGATCAGCGCTGATATCTATTTCTAGGGTCTCTGGGGTCACAACCGTAACCCGGTGCCCTATGGGGGCAGTGCCCAGCCCTTCGCCGCCGTTGGCCACAGGGTCAACCTCCGTCTGTACTAGCTCCGCAAACTCGGCCGAAACCGGCTTGTGCTGCCCGTCAACGATCGATATGAGGACAGTGCCGCCCGTGCTTATGACTCCGCGCTCTGCGCATTCCGCCATGAACCGGATGTACTCAAGCGCTTCCGCCGGCATGCCATCGGCTTCCGCAGCCCACTCCCAAAAACCGGGCGGCGGCATCAGCATAGACGGCGAGATTTTATTATTCCATACCGGGAACACCTTAACGTCCCCCACGCCCGCGATGTCCCTTACAAACCGTTTGTAGTCCGCCACGTTGCCCCCGAATGCCTTCCGCCTGATATGGTCAATGAGCCTTTTGCGCAATGCCGTATCAGTTTCACGGTTCTGCCCAGGGCGGTATGTCCCAAGCATCAAAGCCGTTCCTAGGTTGTTTACTGTGGCAAGAGGCAATAACAGGCCGCTGTACTCGTTTCCGGATTCGCCCGGGACCTCGCATTCCAAACGCCCGATGCCGGGTTCGTGCATTTCCGTCAGCGCGAACGCAAGCCCGCCCGCAATGTTAGGGGGGCTGAACCTGCTGCCTAAGGGCGGGTCGAAAAGCTCGCCAGCTGAGTCGGCGAACTCGGTGAGCCTTACAGCCGCAACAGCGGAATACCGCGTTATGCCGAAGTTCTCGGCCCAGTCGTCAAGATTACGCCCGGATGCCGACATTATAGACATCTGGTCGGCAAACACCCTAAGCACGAGCAGAAACTCGGACAGCTCCATAGCTGTAGGCGCGAGCGTGTCGTAGATAATCGCACCGCTGCGCTTGTCGCGGTCGTCCGATGCCCTCGCCATCATCCTGTTAAATATCACGCTAAAATCAGACACGTACGCTCACCCCCATTTCCATGCGCCCAAGCGACGTTATCAACTCGAACGTCACCAGTGCGCCATCGGGCGCGTCACCCTTTTCGACGCTTCTTACAGCCACGTCCAGTATCCTGTCATCCTGCGTCAGGGCGTCACGCAGGGTGTCTTCAATTGTAGCCGCTAAATATGATATGTCGCGCCCTATGTACCTCTCCAGCTCTATCCCGTAGGAATCCGGGTAAATAGGGTATGCATAGCGCTCTGTCATAACAATATGGTACGCGGCTTGAATAACGGAATCCATGCCGTCAACTAGCCCAGCGATGCGCTCCTCCGTCAGGCCGTAGGTTTTCGACGCATGCGGCACAAACACGGTTAACCGGTCAGATCCCGGAATGATTCTTGGGGTCATGGTTCAATCCTTTCCGCTACATAGTATAGCTGACCGTCGTTGAAAGGCAGGAGCACCACCACATCGCCCGGCTTTAGCTTTGGGTGTATTTCGAGCACGACACAATCCTCGGAAACAGTATCTGAGCTTATACGGTGCTGCGCCGAAGCAGTAAAACCGATTTCCGTGTTGCCGACATTTCCTGCATATCGGTGTTTATGGCTGCCGTTTATCACAGCTATGCCCGAATAGCTGTGGCTATGCTCGCCGTCTGAAGATATTCCGGTGCTCTCGTCAGCATTATATTCAGTCCACCCTTCCATGCCGACATAAGCGTTTTCAGGTTTAAGCAGATGGCGATGGGGGTCATTGTTATGTCCGTGAAGACCGTTTTTGCCAGTATCGCCGCCGTATTTATGCTCGTGATCCCCCGCTGTTTCTGTATCTTCAGAATATGCATGATTGTGCTGCCCCAGACTGAAGCTCCGCATGAGGTGGGTATGCGGTATCGTAACCTTATGCGGCCTGCACATCTGCCCAAGCCAGAAAAATTCCGCAGGGAGGACGATCCCTTCGCCGACATTGATTGAAAGCGGGCTGACGGTCACAACTGTCCCGAAAACAATGCCGTCCCTTGCTGGCTCCTGCAATGACTTTAGCGAACCCACCAGTTTGTTAAATACATTGCTCATGGAAGAAACACCTCCAGATTTGCCAGGTGGACGTCGCGCAGATATGTGTGCGTTGCGTTTTCAATCCACATTTCTTCCTCGATGCCTAGCTCGCTAAGGCATAATTTAAATCCCGAGCCTGCCACAAGCAGGGATGCGTCTATAACCTCGTCCTGCGCGTCCAGACCTACTTCTGAACCCGCAGCGATGAGGTTGAGGCTCATGGTCTTTGTTTCGCGGTTTTTTAGCCTGAGGAGGCGGCTGGCAAGCTCGCGTATCTGCGCTTCGTTCGCGCTTTCGTCAGCCTTTTCAAGAAGCTGTAGCTTCCCCCATTTTGCCTGGTTCTCGCCGCTCATCTCTATCCATACATCAATCTTCCCGGTTTTCTCGTTTTCCCTGTACAGTTTAACCACATTGTAAGTATCCCGGTCGATGCTGACCTCATAGCTGTAGTTGCTGAGCAGCGATTTGTCGCCGATGACTGCATCTGTTTTATGCCTGCCTAGCTCGGTGAACGTCAGCAATCCTGCGACGTCCTTTATGAAATACTGCATGGTCTCCTGATTGTTTGCCCACATGATGTGATGCTCCATCATCGCGTACAGGCTCTTGTCTGTGTGGTAGTACGCAGGGGTGACGGTAAAGGAGGGGTAGTCCACGGTATGCGCTATGCCCTCGTCGGCGCATATTTTGCTGAAGACGTCGCTTGCCGTCATTGCAGGGATGTACTTCGTGTCGCAGTTTTTCAGATACCGCATCTGATCATATGCCGTTATCTGATACTGACCAGACGAGTTCGTTCCCATAGAGAATATATAGCCGAGGAAGACAACGCGGCCGTCTTTCTCCAGCTTCGCCATCGAACCGTTGGAGAGCATCGCCTCGCCGCCAGCGAGGAAGCCGCCCTCAGCAGATTCTTCCGGCGGCTTCCTCAGCGTAAACGTAAGCTTGCCGGGCTGACTTCTCAGATGGGTGCTATGCCGTATGCTTCCCGCGAGCATCGACATGTCGTACCCCTGCTGCGTCTGGTTATTATGGCATGTGAGAATGTAGCTCATCCCGCGGCTATCCTCGCAAGGCTCAATGCGCTGCGGTCAACCCAGTGCGCGGGCACGTTGAGGGTCAGGCCAGCCGGAACCCTGCCCGATGCCGCATAGTGATTTCCTACTGCTTCTTTGTTATTAAGGTACAGGTCGTAAGCGGCATTTTCGCCCGGGGCGGGCGGCTGTATAATTTTAAGCGCGTTTTCGTAAGTCATGGCAGGCCTCCTAGCGTGTTAATGAATCATTGCTATCTGCGCTGCAAGCTGGTTGCCGGTGCCGTGGTAAGGACGCTTCACCGACTCGACCGTGGCCGTCAGGCTGCCGGATGACGGGACTTTTACCTCAGGTTCCGTTGGCGGCTTTGGGTTTACCCTGGCGGGCGGCGGCGGCGGGCCTTCGTGCTCAGCGGTCCTGGCTCCGTGCGGCCTGTATTCCTGCAGGCGAAGCTCATAATATATATCGGCTTCCTCCCCGGCCCTGACATCGCTGTGGAAATGCTCGCACGTAACCCACATAGGCTTGAACATGGAAAAAGCCCCCGACTCAACGACAAAGCGCGCCGGGGTTTTCATTTCCTGCCATAGCTCCAGCCAGTCTGCGTATTCTTTTGCGGTGCGGTACGCATGATGGCCGGCAGCGAGCTGCTGGCCCCAGAAAAAGGAAACGACGTCCATGACTGCGAGCTTTGGCTCCGTCGGCAGCGACACCTCGCCTATGCCTATTACTTCCGACTTGTAGCCCGGGCTTGCCCTGCTTAGTTTCAGGTTCTCTGGGTTAAGCGGGATTACCATGCGGCTGCCCTTGTACTCAAGCGATATCGTAACGGTGTCCGTTGCCGCCGGGGGCTTCGGCGCGACTATTGCCGCAGCCCCGGGGGCGGTGCGCAGGGTGTCGGCGGCGTACCTGTTTATAATCACGGCGACACCCCCACGTCAAGCCTAGATTCGTTCGTTTCGATTATGGCATGGGCGACTTTCTCGGACAGCCTGTCGAGATCCGCCTCCTCGCGCACTTCCTCGATGTTGAAAATCACCTGCGGCACCACCTGCTGATACCTTACGTAGTATTCGCGCCGCGTTATGTCGTGAAGCATCCGCAGGTCTTCCTCGCTGAAACGTATCTCGTTCTGGTTGGCGGTTTTTAAGTTTCCCTTTCCGTCTTCATACAGCCCGAGAGCCTTATCAAAAGCATTCTGGTCAAAACTGCCTAGCTTAGACGGGTCAATGCCTGAATCGCGGAATATTTTCTCAAGCCCGAGCTGATTTGTCATCATATCATTGTACACGTCATGGTAAAACTCCGCATCATCCCCGAACGCTTTCTCAGCTAAGACCTCTTCCCCCAATTCTCTGTGCGTGCGCATCCCTTCAATAAGGCTGACTTTCTCAATGCCGCTTGTTTTTAGTATATCATTAGCTGTATTGCTAAAACCTGCCCGATCTAACCACGAAGCCATGTTAATCCGGGCACGTTCTTCTTCCGTTGCGGACAGCATTACGGATATGTTGTTTTGCACGGTTT